CGCGCTTTATGGATCCATATTTTGCCGGCATTCTGTAAGATAGATTCTCATAGTCTGTCTGTGTAACTGCTCTATTTTGTGTGGGGAAGGTGTCAAATATTCTTCTCTTTATTTCGCCAGTGTCGGCATAGGAGACATCTCCTACTATTGGTTCTTCATTTGAAACCTCGAATGAAGATATCACATTGCTAATTTCATCAACATCTAATATTGATTGATCTGCGAATTCAGTAAGAGCGTGGGCCACATTGTTTAATGAGCCCACGGCAACATTTGAATTAGCAGGATTTGTTACTCTATAGGCTATCGACAATGTTGTGTTTGCGGGAACAATTCCCAAACTCTTGTTTTTCGACAGTCGAGTTGGATCGAATGTTGTGTCTGATGTATAATTTTTCCCGAAGATCTCCATTACAACCGATTGAGGATCGGTTACAACATCTGATTCAGCAGCATCACCACTTCCAAATTGTATGTATGTGTTAAGACGATCTCTTTCTACAATAAATTTTCTAGAAACCAAAAAAGGTTTCAAAATTGAGGGAACATTATCATTTTTATAATTTTGATTAACCACTTCTTTATAAACTATATCCTGTGAGAGATAATCTACTTCGAAATATTCTTGACCTTGAGAATCAAAAACAGAAACAATTTCCGCTATATTTGGTATTGAGAGCCTGATCCTCTTAAATCGTTCATATGGACCAGTAACAATGTCAGTTCGGCCAAAATATCCAGAAACCACGCTAGCGTATGCCTTAATTGCATAATATAAGGGGGCGCCCGTAGTCGTGTTTACGCGCGCGACAACTATTGGATATTCTGGATTGGCAAAATCAACATTTTCTAATAAAACAAAATTTAAATTATTGTCAGATGTAAAGCGACTTCCTCTCTTTAATATTGGAATATAATTTCTGTCTGGTCCTACCCCTGTTGGGGAGGCCGGCACCAATACGAATAGACCTACGGATCCATATGTTGAAGGGCGCCCAGTAAACTTATACCCCATGGCCCGACCTATGCGCAGCACATTATTGTATTGATATGCTGTGTCTAGGAAGGATTCGTTTATATTATAATCCATATAGAAGGATAGCTGATCGGCAATATATGCCACCGAATCAACCATCAACGAGCCAAAGGACGCTTCGCTGAAGTCTTGGAATGATTCTGGGTAGAATCTTTCTGCTATTTCCAGCAAATCTTGCCTAATGCTTTCGAATTCTCTATTAGTATAGTTTATAGGAACTATCTTTTTTTGATCAGAGCCCATTAAAAATCCTCATTTTTAAATAGTAATTTGTAGTGTTTCGGAGACTCCGCCAGTTGGAATTGTATAAACAATTGTGATTCCCATTAGATTTTGATCAATTTGGTTCAAATCGAAATTAACTTGCGAAATACTTATAATCGGCATAAAAAGTCTTACTTGCTCTCTTATCCTACTTTCGATTTTATAGGTGGTGGTGTCATTAAAATTCTCAAATAAGAATCTGCGTACGCCAACACCGAACTCTGGTTCCATGACACGTTCGCCAGGACTAGTCAATACTAGCATTTTAAAATTCTGCTTAATGGTCGCAGCAAAGCTCTTAAGCATAGTAAACCCATCGGCCGAATCTCTTGTTATTGGTAATGCTACGCCTAATGAAGCCATTTTGAATCCTCTTAATAATTATGTATTAATCACTTTTATCGCAAAGTTTACCTTCAGCGTTGTATGGATTAGGTCTAAGTTTGCCTCTCTGCCACCAAGAAAGTATTCCTCCGCCCGGGCTTGGCACTATTCTTGCTTTGAGATTTTTAATAAATAGGGCCCCCGATTTGGCACCTTCGTCGGCGCCCGTCGAAAAATGTCTAGCATTATAATATGCTCTAAATATTTTTTTAATTCTAGACTTAGAATTTCTTAATAAAATTCGATCCCAATTATCCCATTCTAGAACAAACGCGCCGCCAAACAGACCGGGCTGGCGATCAATATAAGATTGCCAACCCTCGTTTCCGCGAATGTCAAACCCCGCGAATTCCTCAACTTTCTGTTCTATCATCTTCTCCTGATCCCATGGACTTGGTACTTCAGCTGTCCTATCACGGTTTGTCATTACATATCCGATTGCGCCGGGCTTTTTCTTTACATTCTCGTGGCTGAAGAACTGGTTGGCCTCGGATTCTGTGCCCTTCGAAGCAACCGCCCGCGCGCTCGCGATGGGCAGCAGCGCGGGATCTTCGGTATCCATCAGCTTTACTTGAGCCATATGGTCCTTATAGCCAACAGTAACTTCTCCAATAGACGATACAAACGCCATATCATTATAAATTGCCAATGTTGCGACTATCTTCGGAAGTGGGAAAATATATTTAACCATTAATTTGAATTTCTGATCTTCCTTAAGGAGTTTTAAAAGACACAACAGTAAATGACTGTCCGCATCAAGTGGTGCGATGGCCTCAACTGGAAGATCGAGAGCGTCGACTTCTACAGAGGTTATTGGCACTGGCTGGCCACCATGATTATAGTAAAATTGTAATCCGTATCTAACACCCAATTCTCCCTCAATTCCAACCACTGGTAGAGGGGCCGTAGGATCAAGTGCCTCCCCCACTACTTCTTTCATATCGCCAGGATAGGCTTCTGATATTAAGGTACCTTCGGGATTGCTTTTTATCGCGTCTAAAGCTGTTATTGTGTCGTACTTGATGCCATTAATACTTATATATTTTTCAAGTTTGAAGGGCAGATCACCAGTAGTTGCGGTCGTGTAATCTGCAATGTCTCCGATACCGGCCCACACAGACTCTGTCTTGGTATATTCGCCAACATCATCAGATTCAGTAACCTTGCTGTCGTGCATTGTACCTACTTTAATCAAATTCGCAATTGGGCGTAAAATATCTTGCGGATCACCAGAAGGTTGCTCGCCGGCTACATATTCAGTTTCACCTAATTCATTCTCGCGCACATGAAAATATCCAACATATTCCTCTCCGACGCCCAGGCTTTCCGGATCGTCTGCTATGGCAATTCTAAATTGAGCGCCTGGAGAATACCAATCTGTGCCTTCTGTCGGCAAGTCAACCATTTGTTCAACAAAATCAGGACTGCCGAAACTTAGCCCCTCACCGCCCGCGCACATATTCGCAAATAGCCAGTAGTCTAAGTCAAAAATCGTAGGATGAAAGCCTTGTTTTCGCAAATTTGTTATTAATTTTTCTCCCATGAATGTAAGTTGTTCATTTACCAATTCCTTGAGAACTAATTTTGCGTCTTCTTCGGATGCCTTTACTGTTTCTAAATTCTTGTCTCCCCTGTATCCCTTAAGTGTTTGAAGTTCGCCGGCTTCATCGGTAAGCTTAGCATGCCATAAGTCTTCATCCCATGGAAAGTTGTAATTTTCTTGCACATCGTTAAGTCTTTTTAATGCCTCTAAAACACTATCGGGGGCTTCTATTTCCCCTTCATCTACTCTCCATGCATAATACTGAACCGATTGCTCCAAGAATGCATACCAAAATTCTTCATCTTTGAAGGGGGTGAAAAATTCCCAGAAGCTAGATTGAGCATCTTTAAATCCTTCTTCCATTACTTCAACAATATATTGTGAGTACAAAGAACTACAATTATCGGGGAACCGCGGCATAACCTTTGAAAATGTTCCAATTGATTTAAAGAAGTGCACAGTGGCATAAATTCTTATTGCCGCTTCGATAACTCCAGCCATACCAGCTTTTGCGGGACGATCTAAAATTCTATTATATGGCATTTCAACTGCACAATCGGGATCTGATTTTAATCTAGGATCATCCGGTATTTTTGAATATAGATCAGTAATTCTATCCTGAATTTGTCCAAAATCAACAATATCTGTGTTATGTGGCTTGCATGGGGTATATTCAGGGAATAAAACGTCGACGAGGCCGAGCCATCCCTCATATTGCATTGGCTTCACATATATAGGCGGGCTCGTGTGTGACCCCCCGTATCGGGTTGGATCCAAATAAATTACGCGAGCATCGGCTTCGCCTACTCTGTATTGATTCCGACTGACTCCCAATAACATGTCGTCATTCTCGGCTTCTCTCCAACCGCCATCTTCATCATCATATATGGGCGTAGCATCGCTGTACATCATGCCCTCACCTGGCTGGCCTTCTGGAATTAGATAGTCGGTATCTTCCGCAGTTAGACTGTCATATTTCGCGCCATACTGCCATCCGGTTGTATTTTCTCCTATTTCTCTCGAAAATGTCTTAAAAAGTAACGTCATGAATTCATCATAGACCGGCTTAACGTTTCCTTCGAAAGTCTCATATCCTGAATCGTTTAACATATCGGTTAAAAGACTTACTTGTGGTATGTGTTCTCTGGTTTGTTCGAAACAAGCCCCAAAGTTTGGATATTTGGACAGGTCCATGTCATCCAGCACCATTGCATCATCAACCGCTAGAAATTCATAGCGCCTATTTTTGATGACTGACTTTTCTTCTTCGGGGACGAAGAGGGCCCCCGCCAGGGCAGCAAGGCCAGAAAATATTACATTAATCAGCCCAAACAGACCTGCAATCGCCCAACCAAGAACCGGCACCATGCCAAGCCAGTCTGGTATTGGAATCATCTCTATGATCCAAGGTTCTCGTGTGATGAGTTCTGCTTCGGGAGACGGTATTGACGACCTTTGATTAACATACTCAACTATTTTAATTCTTGCGTTATCATCTGGACGGCTAGCATATATTCCTGTTCCTCGCGTGGCGACCGCAGTGACGCCCAAATCTGTTGCCGAGACCACACTAAGTTCTTCTAATTCTTCTGGGGTGTAGTCGCGAACTTTATATTCATATTCTTCTTCGACCTCCGCCAAATCTGATAAATACATCTGCACGTTAAAACCGTAACTATAATGTGGATTTGTTGGGGTACCCTCGTTGCGCGGAAAAGATCTGTATCCTGCTGCGTTATCTCTATACTTTAATGTGATATCGGCGCCCTCGCCGCCTGAAACTCCCTTCCTTGGTAATCGCTTAACTACAACCTGTTCATTGGCGAGATCTGCATCGAGTTTCGTATTGTAACCAAAATCAGGCAGCATAAACAAATCAATGCCGCCGCCAAAAAATGTGTCAAAGTTCAAATCGTCGAAACTAACATAATAATTTTTTGCTGGTAATAGATTGTTTTTAGACTCGAATATCATGCTCTCAGCCAAATCTGTCGCAAATCCGTGCGTCATATTATCCGAGCCATCGGTTGCTCGGCCAGATGTGGCCGGAGGCATGTTCTCGCTTTCGCCGGCAACCAAAAATTGTCTCATCAACCATGAGCCAACGTACGTTGGAAATTGTCCATGCTGCTGCGAAAAGCCTGCATTTCCTTGAGCAAATGACCAAAATCCAGCAGCTGCTGATCCGCCGTTTGAAACGTTGGTGGCAAAATTAACATAACTATTCATGTTAAAAGATTTTCTCCAGTGCGCGGTGAGTGGGTTTCCTTCTGTGTCTGATAAAACCATGTTCATAAATCCCCAATCGTCATCGCCAGCAAACAGCCCACCATTGCCGAGCATGTCTTTTGCAAAATCAATTTTTAACATTTCAAGATCATTTTTGAGAGCGCTGCTGCCAGCCTCGGCCATCTCTTCCGGCATGTGCGGGAAAAGACCGTCGTCGCAACCTGGCTGTGATATTATGGGTGGCATATTGCTGGCTATATAGTTTGGAATTCCCCCCTGAAGTACATCTCCCAGTGTTTCAAGATCGTCCAGAATGTCGTTCCGATTATCTGCTAGCATTTGCTCGCATTGTTCTTTCGAGGCTCTCCCTTCTAAAAGGGTGCATCTTAGCTCATTGAAGTTCTCTAATTGTTCTGGCGTTGCACACAGGGTTGGATTCGCTGGCAACATATCGTTCTCTGGCAACGTATCCAACATTTCTCTCATTTGTTGCCTAAAGTCGCCGGGCATCAAATTTCCGCAATTTCCTAAAAATCTTCCAAATGATTGTGGTGTTGGCATCGCTGCGGCCAGTTCTGGGTATTCAAACTCTAATAATTGAGTTCCTATCTCTATTAAATCTTGGGATGGGTTTCCTAAGAACGCCTCCATTAATTCTGATCTTGTGGTTGCACCAGACAAATCTTGAGTAAATTGCAAAACCTGATCACGATTGGACAAGGCAGCCGCGCCGGCGCCAAGGGAAGCCATTAAATCTACTATTGTATCTTCCACTTGTTGACCATCTGCGTCGGGACCGCAAATTGAATCACGAACAACTTCACTAAATGTGGTACTTCCCTGCATTACCGCAGGGACGGCAGTTGCCAATTTTCCAGTGACTTCCAGTGCTTTACAAATTGCATCACCAATTATTTCGCATATTTTAACCATTAATTTTAAGATAATCAACATTATTAGCTGTTCGACTGCTAGCTTTATTGCTTCCCATAGATTCTTGAGGATGTCTTTTATACTGGGGATCCAGCGAAAAGGGTTTTCCATTCTAAGTGTCCTGAGTTCCGCCATGTTGCGACAAAATGGCAATTCAATATCTTTTATAAAACTAAGGAGATCTGGGTTGAACAGGGGCGGGATAGGACAGTCAAACGAAGCGATGATAGCACCAATAATTTGAGCGCCAGGGAATTTATTTAATTCATCAAGAAGCGCCAAAAAGTTGTCGCTATAAACCTCTATGAGCGCGGCAACATAAGCCTCCATTACAACGCTTGGATCCAGTTCGTCTTGTGCAGCGCCGGCAATATCAAATTGCTGGGCCAAGGTTCTTCTTGTTGCCGTAGAGGCACCGGCGGCTTCCTGAGAATATGCAGCCGGCGGAGAGGCCGAACCCTCATAGGCGCCTTCAACTCTATTCATCCTCTCCTGATCAATTACGGCCTGGATTTCCCATGGCTTCGAATAGGACGTCTTAGACGCCATTATATTTGATATTTGCTGATTGGTGCTGTCAGGTGGAAAAATATCTCCCGACTCAAGCTTGCTCTTTACAAGAGCGTCAAGTTGCATTTGTTTTTCTTCCGGGATCCCCACGAATAGATCTCCAAAATTTTCAATTGACATCGCCTTGAGGGCGCTTTTGATCATGCTGGCCATGGCTTCTTCAAATGTTAGGCCTCCCATTAAACATTTGAGAGCGTCTAGAAGAAGATCAAACAATCCACATGCCTTTATTCTTTCGAAACCAAACTCATACATCTGATCTAATTTCTTTTGAGCGGGACCAAATGGAAATATGTTGGCTAATGTTCTGGCGCACATCTGAGTAAATATCTGATCGCTTTCATTCAATTCTTTGAGGGCCTGCATTTGGGCCATGGCAAAAATATTTTGTCTTGTATTTGTTTCTGGGTCATAAACGAGACCAATCTGGACCTTATCTTCACGTACCTCATCACTATCAGCACGGCAAATACTCTTGCGAAATTGATAGGCAATTGCATCGCCCAAATCAAAGACATCATCTAAGATATCTTGACCTAATTCTTTTGCTTCGTCTTCCAGTGCGCCCGCAATACAACTCATAGTGGTTCGCGATTCTTCTTCTGCTTCCGTTTTAAGCGATGAATATATTTCTGGATATGTGTATTTTATTATGAATTCTTCCCACGGCATTTGAACTCTTGCCGAAAGAGATGTCTCCATTTGATATAATTGGACGAAATATGCTACCGCGGTGGGGTCTCTCCACGACGGCTGCATGATTAAGCCTTTTAATTT